AGCACAGAATATTTAAACATGATAAATCAATACGTCGTTAAAGATAATCAACATGCACTTGTTATTGACAATGCAGTACCTTCACTAGGGTATCAGAGATTCAAAAATGCTAGATAGCATAATCGAGATATATACCTTATAAACAAATTATTTTATGTCAGAAGAAAAGAAATCAATTAAAGATCAGGCAGAAGACATCCGTCGAGACTTGGATAGTTTAATTGGAAATGATAATGAATCAATCGAAGAAATGGTTGAGACAGACCCAATGTTACCTGCAAAAGAAAGAGAAGTATTACCTTCATTCACGGAATTAAAAACTGCATCAACTAAAAAAGCTAAGAAGACTATTACAGCTCTTATGAAGTTTTATCTTGATGAGGATATAATAGAACGTGATGAGTACATCCAATCTAAGAAATCTATCGATGAGATGACAATGGCTTCTCTGGTTTACCAGCTTAATGCAGGTGAACGAGCTTTAACTATTTTGCTTGAAACTATAGAAAACGGAGAAATAGCACCAAGAATGTTCGAGGTGTTAGCTACTCTTCAAAAGTCTATGTTAGATATTATTAAGTCACAGACAATGTATTTAATGGCTACTGAAGAATCTACTAAAAGAATCGCAAGAGATATCGAGATCTATAGAAAGAAGGATGATGTTAAGGCAATTGAAGAAGCTGGAGGAGATTCTACTGATGGTAATACAATGAGAGGCTCTAAAGATTTAATGAGATTAATTAGAGATGGTATAAATACTGATGAGGTTGAAGATGTTGATGCCTCTGATGTCGAAGAAACTAAAGAATAATGTCAGAGTTAGGTGATAATAAATGGATTCCAAAAGAGGAATCAACTGCATCGAGTGAACGACTTGTATGGTCTACTAAAAATATAAACGATTTACTATTAGCAATGGACAAAGGTTATAAGCCTCAAGTTCGTATGCCATTTTATGAAGGTAAACAAAACCTACGTAAGGGTAACATTGTTTTTGAATATACCAACGAAGAAATTACTGAAATAGCAAAATGTGCTAAGGATATTGTATACTTTGCAGAGACTTATGCTGTTGTAATGACGGATGAAGGAGTTCAAAAGGTTAAGATGAGAGATTATCAAAAAGACCTTTTAAGAAGCTTTCAAGAGAACAGATTTAATGTAGTAGTTGCAGCAAGACAAATGGGTAAAACAGTAACTGCATCTATTTTCAACGCATGGTACATGTTATTTAACTATGATAAGACTACTTTGCTTTTAGCAAACAAGGCTGAGACAACAAAAGAAATTATAGATAAGGCTAAAGTTGTAATGGAGAATCTTCCGTTCTTTATGAAGCCAGGTATTTTAAAATACGATGTAATGTCGATGAGAGCTGATAATGGTTGTAGACTTGTAGGTCAATCAACTACAGCAAAAGCAGGTATTGGTTTTACAATTCATAATTTATATCTTGATGAATTTGCCCATGTCCATCCAACAATCGTAGATAGTTTCTATGAAAACGTATATCCTACACTGTCATCATCGAAAGTATCACGTATTAATATAACATCAACACAGAATGGATTTAATAAGTTCCATGAAATTTATAGTAACTCAGTTAAAGGAAATAATGAATACATACCAACTAGAATAGATTGGTGGCAACATCCAGATAGAGATAACGCATGGTATGAAAGAGAACTTGCAAACCTTGGATCTGAAGAGGCTTTCAATAGACAATATGGTAACGAATTCTCAGTTACATCATCTCTATTATTAAGTCCTATATCTTTAAAGAATTTTAGAAAACAAATGCATGCTTATGATTGGCATGATTTAGAAGATTTTTCAAATATACATGCAGAAACTGAAGGATTTCTTGGATTTAGAAAAGACTTTGATACTGAAAACGCACGAGATAAGAAAAGATATTGGTTATTTTCAGTAGATATCGCAGAGGGTTCAGGTGGAGATTATTCAATTATAAATGTTTTTGAAGTTTTGCCAATGGATCATGAAGATATTAAGAACTCAATAAACCCAGGTGCAATGTATGACTTCTTTAAAATCGAGCAAGTAGCTTTATTTAGAAGTAACGAACATACTATTGAAGATTTTTCTAAGATTTTATACACATTAGCACTTGAAGTATTTCATGGAGAGAATGTTAAAATGATAATAGAGTACAATACTTATGGTAGTATTCTTTTAAAGTATCTTTCAACTATATTTCCAGCAAGAAATGATTTTGAAGATGAGATGGTATTAAGGTTTAAGCATAGACACGATTCAAAGGTAATAAAACATGGTCTAAAATTAAATTCTGCAAATAAAGCAGTGTTCTGTCAGAATTTTAAGAAGTTAGTTGAATCAAATAGAGTTAAAATCAATGAATTTGAAACAGTTACTGAATCATCAGTGTTTGGTTCTCTTAAGAATGGATCATACGGAGCGCAATTAGGCCATGACGATATAATAATGTCATGCGTTAACGGTACTGAATTCTTTAACACAACAGCATATGCCGATTATATCGAAGAATTACTAGATATTATACCGCATGAAACTGTAACTATAATGGAAGAAGTACTATTCAGAGATAACACAAACTCTGGTGATTTACAATATGATATTTATGATATTATATAACAAAATCACATAAAGGAATTAGATATATAACTAAAGAAAAAATAAATTAAATTATTATGGCAATTAGTCCTCAATTAAGACAATTCAAGTCTAGTGGTGTTTACCGTTTGGAGTTTGACAAATCTCAAACCGCAAATATTAACGTAGAAACGCTTAGATTAGTAGTTGGTCACTCAAAAAAAGGTGCATATAATACACCAGTACTTATTGAAAATGCTGAAGATTTTGTTAATGCATACGGAAACATTGATAAAGGCTTAGAAAAGAAAGGAATGTTCTTCCATAGATCTGCAATTGCAGCTCTTACTAGAGGTCCTATTCTTGCTTTGAATCTAAACGAGTTCTCACCTTCTGATCTAGCTTCTTACACATCCCCATCAACAGACGGATCTACAAATACAGGTACATATACTGACAAAGAAGGAACAGCACCTTATACGCAGTTTCATGATATTGAAAAGTTCATGAAACCTTCTGATGCTGCATTCTTAACAGCAGATTCTGGTAGTGCATTTTCTAATGATAATGTTATCTCATTTGCAAACTTAAAGAATACACCCCTTACGATTGTAACTAGAATGGCTAAGGATATTGATGGTTTTGAAATCACAGCAGAAGAATGGTACGGAGTTGGTAATGTACCAGAATATTTAGATGCTAAAGATTATGTTTCAGATTATATGATCGATGTTTATGTATTTAAAGGTAAATTTGATCCAACTGATATGAATACAGACGCTGTATTTGGAGCATACTTTAATTCAACTGGTATTGATAAAGATAAATTAGATTCATTCGCTAATCTTAGACAAGTTTCTTTGGTAGCTAAATATACTGGATCTTTAATCCCTGGATTTAAAGATATGGAAGGTAGAAACGTTTATTTAGAAACTGCAATTAATGCAGAAACTAGAAGAACTGGATTATTCTGTACAGTAGACGAAGACGAAGTATTAAACGGAGTTGTTGATTTAGTAGGACATACCCAATTAGACAACCAAGAAACTAAAATACTATCATATGTAAGTAGCGTAAGACAAAAAAGTGGAAGTGGAATCATTAGTGTTAATTCATTTAATCCAGACGGTTCTTCGTTTGATGTTGAATTCGACGAAACAGACACTGCAGCAGTATTACCAGTTAAAGGTGATTATTTAGATGCTGCAGCTGCTAATCGACTTGCAAAAGTTCTTCAAGTATCAAAATCTGGTTCAGTATATACTGTAAAGACAGACGTCCCGGTTAATGCAAACTTAATAGATGATACTGGAACAACTACAACATCATATACTGACTCAACGCTTGCTAGCGAATGGATTGTAAATACAGCAACTACAGTTAGTGTTCTTGCTCCTGCAGGAAATGCATGGCCACAAACTGGTAGCATCACTGTTGGTGCAACTACCGTATCATATACGTCGTATACTGAGAGTGGATCAAACATAGACTTAGCAGTTGCTGTAGGTTCTGACGGACTAACACATGCTGTTAGTGCTGCGGTTACAGCTCCAGCAGATACTACAGTAAACAATAGTAGTATAACATTCAATTATATTAAATCGTTTGAGAGTAACGCAACGCATTATGCTCCTTTATTATTAGATTCTGCAGTTATAGCAGCAAACACATTAACTGAATGTATTTCTCAACTTAGTGGAACTGGTTTAGCCGGAGCTCTTGCTGATAAAGATATGATAGACTTCAGATATATCGTTGATACGTTTGGATCTTTTGATTCTGCGATTCATACTAAATCTGAGATAGCTACTCTAGCTAAAAATAGACAAAATGCTTCAGCTATTTTAAATGCACCTGGTGTTGCTGAATTCAAAAAATCAACAGATCCTAGTTTCTTAAAGGATGGTAAATTTAATACTAGTTTTATTAAAGAAGGTGGAAATCCTGATTTAAACCCAACTACATTATACGCTTTACCTGGAATTAACGAAGGAGCTAATTATGCATTCTACTACGGACCTGGTCTATTAGTAAAAGATGGAGGAAAGAACATTATTGTTCCACCTGCTGCATACGTTTCGAATAACTTTATTGATAAGTATTCAGCTGCTACTCCATGGTCAATCGTTGCTGGTCCTCGTAGAGGAGTAGTTGGTGGTTCAGGAGTTGTTGGAGTTGAATATGCTTTCGACAAAGCTGATAGAGATATCTTAGAGCCATTCGGAATTAATCCAATCGTCTTCCAAAGAGGTGTTGGCTTAACAATCCTTGGTAATAAAACTGCTCAACAATCTATCAAATCTGCTTTAAGTTCTGCTCACGTAAGAGAGGTATTAATATACGTACAAGATGGTATTGCATCAATCCTTAAGGATTACGTATTCGAATTTAACACAGTACAGACAAGGTTAGAGATTAAAACTCTAGTAGATTCATTCTTAGAATCAGTAAAACAAGACGGTGGAGTTTATGACTTCAAAAACGTTATGGATTCTTCTAATAATGACTCAGAAGTTATTGACAATAACATGGGAATCGTAGATACTTACGTAGAACCTGTTAAAGGATTAGAAATTGTAGTTCACAGAACAACAGTTCTTAATACTGGAGAAATAGCAACTGGAAACTTTAGCTAAGAAAACAAATATATATTAAAAATAAATAAATAAAATATGGCACCTTTACCACATTATTCAAATGACCAATCTAGTAGAAAAGGTAAACAATTCGAACCAGTTCAAGCGAACTTATTTGAAGTTACAATTCTACCACCAGCAGGAGTAAAAGATTCAGGTCTTTTATTACAGCACATAAATACAATCGGAGGTCTAGACGGTCTTTATAAAGAAGTTTCAGCAGTAGAGCAAAAACATAAGTTTGCTACTCGTTCTTATGCTGGAATGCCTGATTCAACTACAGTTGATGTATCTATTAATTTCTCTTTGAATTTAAATGATGCAAATCAAGCATACCTTTATAAAACAATGAGACAATGGTATTTAGCTCAATATGATCCACAAACTGGAGAAATGGGTCTTAAGAAGGATTACACTGGAACTATTGTAATTGTACAGTTCAACAGAGCTGGAGATATTTACAGAACAATAACTTTAGAAGATTGTTTCATTACATCTGGTTTAGCGATGACAGCTGAATTAAGCTATGAATCTGCAGATGCACAAACACTTGATGTTACTTGGAGATGCGATACTTGGAAGGAAGTTTTATCTTAAGCAAATAATTTAGAAGGCGATTTAATTATTGCCTTTTATTTTGAAACAAAAACATAGTATAATATACTAATAATATAAGAATATGACAGATAAATTGAACAAAAAACTTCAGGTTCTTTTGTCGGAAGAAATGGTAACAACGATAAACAGGATAATATTAAATGACGCACTAGAGAATGAAGAACGACCTATCTCGGTTTCAGCGTTTATACGTGATTTAATTGAAAATGAAATAAATAGAAGACCGAGTACTTCAAAAGAATGGAATAAAAATAAATTAAGTAAACTTAAAGACAAATAAAACATGAGTGAAGATAAAAAAGAACAAAACTTGAACGACGATTACAAAAGTATCGTACAGTCAGCTGAATCAAACACAGATGATGAGGTAGTAGACCAAGGTAGGGTTAATATGGATAGGTTTAAACAAGATGAGGCAAAATCTGCTGATTTTCATTTAGGTTATCATGATGTTCCCGTAGTTGCATTACCGTCATCTGGTATGTTTTATCCTGAAGATGTTAAAATATCTATTAGGGCAGCTAAGGTTGCAGAAGTTAGACACTTCTCATCGATTGACGAAATGAATATTTTAGATGTTGATGAAAAATTAAATGCAATTGTAGAGTCGTGTGTTAGAATCACATCAAAGAACACTAGATTATCATATAAGGATCTTTGTGAGGAAGATAGATTCTATGTACTTTTATCTATAAGAGACTTAACATTCCCAGAACCTGAGACTAGCTTAACAGTTGATCATAGAGATTCAAAGGGAATGAAGCATACTATAGATATAGACAAAAAGTACTTTCAATACTTTGAGATACCTTCTGAATTAGATAAGTATTATAGTAGAGAAGAATTAGCATTTTTAATCGAGACTAAATCCTTTGGTATACTTAAAATGAGACCACCTACTATTGGTATTATGCAACAGATGACAGGTTATATTAAGGAGAGACAAAGTGAAGGTTTAGAAATAGACCAATCAGTATTACAGATCATGCCTTATATAGTAAGCGAATGGAGAGGTTTTAACAAGAAGAAAATCTTTGAGTTTGAAATGGAAATGAACGGATGGACAACAGCTAAATATAGTTTAATTTACAAATTAGCTGAAAAAATGAAGATTGGAGTGCAACCTAACATGTTAGTTGCACTTGATGGTGGGGAGGACGTTGAAATCCCTATTAACTTTCGTGACGGAATCAAATCTCTTTTCATTATTCAAGATTTCTCTGGAGAACTTCTTTAAAACGAAGTTTTTTATATATCAACAACTGCATTTGCAACCATCTGAACTCGATAGAATGGAATATTATGAATTCCACTATCTTGTTAAGGAACTTATTGAACATATGAAGCGTGAAAGCGACGCAAACTCAGGTCAACAAGCGCAATCAAATGATATGATGAGTAGTATGAAAATGCCGAACATGAAAATGCCAAGTATGAAAATGCCTAAAATGTAATTTAAAATTCATTAGAATCCATCACATAAGTGGTGGATTTTTCTGATATATAGTATAGGTAAAAAACCTACAACCAATCTATGAAAAACGCTAGCCAAAAGCAACTATCTATAATACTTAATCCTTTAGAGCGAATCGCAAGAGCTACTGAAGTTATTCAAGACGAAATTGTAGAAGCTAATATAGTTTTAAGTGTGAATCTTAAAGCAGCAGCAAAGGAAACTTATAAAGAATTACAAAGACATACATCATTACTTACTGAAATTAGAGATCTTTTACGTAAAGGTAACTCTGATGGTGGTGGAGGTGGAAAGTTAAAAATGCCTTCAATAATAGGTGCAGCTAGAGGTGCATTTGCTATTGTGGTTATGGCAGGAGCTCTTGTTGCAGCATCTGGAATATTACAAGGCATGGGTACTATATCACCAACTCAATTCGCAACAGCAATAGCTATTGGTGCATTGTTTACGGTATTAACTCCGGTGTTTATTGCAATTGTTGAGGTATTTTATAGAAGTACTGGTAGAATTATAGTTGATAAACTTACAGGAGGTGGAGGTAAGAAAGGTGGAATAACTGGAATGCTTACTCATGTAGGTGGTGCAGTATTATCAATGCTTGGTATGGCAATCGCAATAACAGCAAGTTCATATATCTTAGGTGCTATTGGTAGTGTAAGCCCTGGACAATTTGGTACCGCATTTGCTGTAGCAGTTGTTATGATTCCGCTATCTCTTGCTATTGGTGGATTTATCGTAGGAATGAGAAGAGCTGGAATAAAAATGGATAAGAAGAGTTTAGGAAGGTTAGCATTATTACCCGTTGCTATGACGTTAGCTGCACTTGGTCTTGCTGGAGTTGCTCATGTATTTAATGTTGCAATGCCTGATAACTTCTCTAAAATACCACCATTGCTTTGGACAATCTCAGTTTCATTAATGTTATTCGCATTCTCATTTGCATTTACTGCGATATTGAAAGGAATGAAAGGAAGAAAACTATGGGAAATTGCTCTAGCAGGTTTAGCACTTCCAATCGTAGCGCTTGCTATTGTAGGTACAGCTCACATATTACAATGGTTACCAGATGCAGCAAATTTAAAATACGTTCCATTATTATGGGCAGCAAATACAGCCATTGCCTTAACATTATTTGCAATACCGTTTGTGCTAATCGCAGCCCTAACTAAAAAAACTGGTATTAGTTTTAAAGAAATGGGAATGGGAATATTGGCAGTATCAGCTTCTGCAATTTCATTATTAGCAACTGCATGGATCTTTAGTGTGTTACCTGATGATTTTAAAGAGATAGGAACAGATTGGGCAACGTCAGCCGCATTAAGTATAACGTTATTTGCAATACCAATGCTATTACTTGGACTACTTGCATCGTCTGGTGGAGGTGCACTTGTAATTGGATTAGGAGCATTAGGAATGATATTAATAGCCGGTGTAATTTGGGCAGTTGCTTGGATATTCAGTAAACTACCAACAGTAGATATTGGTGCAATTGATGCATTAAGTCGAGGTTTAATGTCACCAATGCATGCTATGATTGATGTATTTAAGAGATTTAAAGATGAGATTGGTATTGAAAATATGGGAGAATTAGCAGGAGGACTTGTTATGTTATCAGGTGCTTGGTTAACTCTAGTCGCTGCAACCGCTGGTCAAGCTGTTGGTGGTGTATTATCTTCTATTGGAAATTTAGGTAGTGCTTTAATAGATGGATTTGCAAGTTTATTTGGAGCTGATGCTCCTGAAACTCCAATATCTATATTAGATAAATTATTAGAAAGAGGCACAAAGATTGGTATTATTGCAGAACCTATTAAAAAGATCGGTGAAGCATTCTTAAAAATAACAGGAACTTCTGCTGATATTATAAAAAGTATGAATGCTATTGAACCTATAACAGACGAATATACTTCAGCTGTGTTAGATAACAATGCAGCATCTTTTGGTAAAATAGCAACAGCTTATGAAAAAATAAGTGTAGCATCGAACTCAATAAATGTTAAAGGAATAAACGCATCGACTAAGATGTTTAATGCACTTGCTAGACTAGCAGAAGCTGATGGTGAAGATGCAATGACAATAATGGCTGAAAAACTGATGGAAGCTGTTCGTGAACTTAGTGACGTTGTAGAGAACTTAGAAGGTGTTATGTCTAAGAATGGATCGCAAAGTAAAAGCTTATTCGAGAAACTTGGAAGTAAATTTGAAGAGGTTGTTAAAGGTTCTACAGCATCTGTTAAAGAAATTGCAAGTAGTAGTAATAATGTAAATGTTGATATGGGTCCAGTTATTATGGCAATTAATTTATTAGAAGAAAGATTAGATATGCCAATAACTGTTAATATCGACGAGAGTATTTAAACAAACTCATTTTAAACTATATAATAACTATAAACTAATAAAGTTATTATGAAATCAATCCTCACAATTTTAGGTGCATTTGCACTTTCACTTATTATAATATCAATATTCACATATCCAGTAATGTTGCTGTGGAATTCGTGTTTAGTTCCAGCGGTCAATAGCTTAAATCCTATTACATTCTGGCAATCTCTTGGTATTTTACTACTTACCAACATTTTATTCAAACAGTCATCAACTAGCAAGAATGATTAATCTTATACTTACGTATCTTTTCGTAGGATTAGTTTGGTCTTTTATTATGAAGGTTGTTCATGATTTTACTCCTGATTTACCAGATGATTTAATCCCTAACAAGCAAGAATATGATAAGACAATGGAACCTTATAAAATATCTGAGCTTTTTTACATTATGTTAACCTGGCCATATTGGATAATTTTATTTATTAGAATAGTCGTATTTAATGAAACAAAATAAAAACGCTATATATAATAACTCTAAACAATAATTAATGTCAGCAAAGATAATACTAGTAGGTAAGGCCGCAGCAGGTAAGGATTTCTTCAGAAAGCGAATGATGGATAAGGGCTTTAAATTTGGAGTATCATGTACTACAAGACTTAAGCGAATTAAAGACAACGAACAAGAAGGAGTTGATTATTACTTTAAATCAGACGAAGGCTTTGATAAACTTATTGAATCTAACGAATTTGTAGAATTCCAATCATTTAACGGATGGCGATATGGAATTACTAAAGATGAATTTGAAAAATGCGACGTCATGATCATGAACGCAGAAGCCGTTAATTTACTACCAGATGAGTATGCTACACGATGCTTTGTAATATACTTAGATATTCCACTAGAAACTAGAATCAAAAGAATTACGGAACGAAATGATCCGAACGATAATATAATGAGAAGAGTTAATGATGACGAACGTCAATTCTTAAACTTTTCTCAATACGATTGTAAAATAACAAACCCAGACTTTTAACAACTAAATAAATTAAAATGACTAAAATCAAACAAATGACAAACGAAACACCAAAAACAGTAGACGAGTTAACTACATTGCGAGATAATCTTGTAACTGAAGTAGAAGCGAAACAGACAAGTTTAGTAGATGCTAAATATTCTATAGACTTTGATGGAATGGAAAATGTATCTCGAGTAATGAAGTATGTTGATAAAAATTCAAAGTGGACAATTAAAGATGCCGCTTTAATTATTAATCTATATGATAATTTAAAATTGGAGAAAGCTAAGGCTAAAGCTGAAGACACTGAAAGCAATTCAGTTGAATTAGGTGCAATAGACTTAAACACACTTTATAAATCTCTAACTACTGTAGAAGGAACTGGAATTTCGTCAGCACGAAACTTCATTACGTTATTAACTAATGTAGGTTCTCAGATTAGTACTGCAATGCAATCAATGGGAGACTCTAATAAGGAGATTCAAATGATGCATGTTGAATTAGCAGAACTTGATAGTAAAATTGAAGAGTTATCTGCAGTAAAAGTAGAAGCTGATGAAGTTATCGAGTAAATCAAAAAAGCGACTAGAACTTTTAGATGTTATAAGAGATGGTATCACAGGTCATGAAATATTTGAAACGATTGACTATAAGAACCAAAGTGAAGATAAAATAAAACAATTTATTTATCCAAACTTATTAAACACTTTAAGCGATTGGATCGCAGAGAAAAAAGGATTTGCACCAGGTCTAGCCCGTAAAAGGGCTAAGACTATGGTCAAATGGGAAGGCAACATAAACACAACAGTCAAGAACATCAATTTCATGGGTACTGGAAACAGACCAGATATGACAGTTGAAGTAAATGGAGTAAGAGTTGCAATAGAGTTTAAGAGAGGTTCAAGCGGTTCAAGTTTACGAGAAGGCTTTGGACAATCTACTATATACTCAACTGCCTTTGATTTTGTAATATACATGTTCATCGATACATCTGATGAGAAGAAGATAGTAAATGGTGCAACATCGTTAATGGAACAGGCATATTTAAAAAGCCTTTGGGACAATTTTAATATTAAATTTTTAGTAGTATAATGAAGATATTTGCAACAGGAAATCAACAATTCGGAAGAAAGGGCGCTATAAATAAGTTTAAGCGTCCTTTTTCTGACGTTCAGGAAATGAACAATCATATGATAGATACTTGGAACTCTGTAGTTACAGAAGACGATCATGTTTATGTTTTAGGTAATCTTGCATGGGATCCTATTACAGCAGACGAGGTAGTTGGTCAATTAAACGGAACAATTCACCTAGTAAAAGGAGAGTTTGATGAAGCAACAAACAGCGTAGCAGACTTACATGAGTATAAATTAAATATATTTGATGGAGATATTCACGTAGACGATAGACATAAATTAGTGTTATCGTATTGGCCACTTCGCGAATGGCATAATAAAAGAAAGGGTTACCAATCTGTTATTTCATTCAATGGAGCTAAGTATAAGAGTAACCATAAGGAGAATCTTATAAACGTAAACTGTGACAATTGGAGCTTTAAACCAGTAGAACTTCAGAAAATTAAAGATTTATTCACCGATATTGAAAAATAAGATGTTACATCAATTACCTAAACCAAGTTCTGATAGTGTAGTTATTGTAGGATCAGGACCGTCTCTAACTAATTTTGATTTTGATAAATTAGATGGATTTGAGACTATCGTAGCTAATACTGCTGTATTTTATGTAAATAATCCTACTCATTTTGTGACGGTAGATTATACTTTCTTTTCTGCTCGAGGGTATAGCATACATGATGTAAATAAAAGAGTAGATTCTTCATTCTTTATAGTACCTCCAATAGTGGACGTACTACCAAATGGAAATTATATACACACTGAGTTTAATTTAGAATATTCCGATTTAGTTCATTTCGATCATATACTAAAATCAAGTGAAAGTATAAAAGTTCTTCCGTTTGAAATGTCAACTGACGATTTGTTAGTATCAGACAGTGGTACTGCTACATTACAAATAGCTACGCTAATGGGATACAAGAACATATATATGATAGGATTTGATCTTAGAATGCCTGGTTGTTTTTTTAATAGAGTAGAATCTATAACATCAGAACAGACGAAACATAGGAATTCACTAATATCATACGTGAAGGAATATAACAAAAGGTCAGAAGAATTTAATATACATGTAGTTGATGGTTTAAATACGTTTCATGACGATGACGATGAAATACATTCTTTTAAACTTTTTTAAAAATAAGTGCTATAAAGTTTTTTTATGTCGTTTTAATTGTTTATATTTATACTATAATTAAAAAACTTAAACTATGCCAAAAATATTCGAAGTAGGAGGTTGCGTAAGAGATGAATTCTTAAACGTACACACAAATGATATATATTTCACTTTTGTCCTTGACGATCTTAACGGATCAGTCAAGGATGGTTGGGATTCTATGGTATCTCATTTAGAGGCTGAAGGATTTAAAATCTTTCTTAAAACTGAAGATTGTTTCACAGTGAGAGCAATGTTCCCAAAAGGACATCAGCATAAAGGCCTTGTTGCTGATTTTGTAATGGCTCGTAAGGAAGTTGGAGTTATAAAAGGAACTAGACATCCTATCTTAGAATTAGGTACTTTAGAAGATGATTTAACCCGAAGAGACTTCACGGTTAATGCGCTGGCTAGATCATTGGATGGTGAGGTGATTGATTTATTCAATGGTTTAAAAGACTTAAAGAGAGGTGTTCTGAGAACTCCGCTTGATCCAATCAAGACTTTATTAGATGATCCTCTCAGGTTGATCAGAGCATTGAGATTTTCAATCACTAAGAACTTCACAATAGCTGATGAATTATGGGATGCTATGTTTACTCCAGGTCTTTTAGATAAATTAGAAGAGGTTGTATCAATAGAGAGAATTCAGAATGAAGTAACTAAAATGATGAAACATGATACAGTTGCTTCATTAAGGTTATTCAACAGAATTGATGCTGTTGAACCTAGGTTATTAGAAATAATGTTTACTGGAAGTTTATGGTTATCGCCATCAATGAAAAATAAATAAAAATAAATCACCTCAGATTTTTTTACTAAAGAAAAAAGGTTTATATTTACATATAACAAATTACAACTATTAAAGATTATGAAAGACTTAAAGGAAAGAAAAGTAGACTACCGATCAGCTGAAGTAGAAGATGTAAATACGAGAGATTATCCAGATTTCTGTGATGCTTTTATCTCAACAATGGATTGGGAAGATGGTACTGAAATGACGGATACTGAACTAGAAGTATGGTGCGATAATAACCCAGACTGTGTTTATGAAATAGTTTGCGATAGTGTGTTCTAATTGTTAATAACTTTTAAAATAAATCACCTCAGATTTTTTTATTTAAAGAAAAAGGTTTATATTTACTTATAACAAATTACAACATACTAACAAAAACTACAAATATGATTAAGAAGACTTACAAACAAATGACAGCAGATTATTTAAAGACTAAAAGCCCAGAGGCATTCGCAATTCTTTACAATAGAATTAAGCCAGGTTTAACGTCACATATAAACAAAATAGTTAACGATTGGTCAACTGCTGAAGATTTAGCAGTTCAGTCACTAACTAAGTTATGGACTAAATCTGATTTATACAATCCAGAAAAAGCGCAAATAACTACATGGTTATATAAGATTGGTTTTAACGCTGCTCTTGGATATAAGAACGATAGAAACAAAACCACTTCATTAACAGCAATGAAAGAATTTGGAATTGAAGTTAATGCTGAAGGAAATCTAGAAGGTGGAGGTGATATCGATCAAACTCCTTCATTCTGTGATATGTTGGAAGAAGACAATGAACTTCAAACTAAATATGAATTAACTGTAGAGGCTATCAAAAACTTAAAGCCGATGTATAGAGATTTATTAGTTGACAGAATGTTAAATGGTATGAAGTACAAGGTTCTTGCAGATAAGCATAACATGTCTTTGCAAACTGTTAAGAATAGAGTGAGGAGAGGTAAGGTATTGATTGCTGATGCTGTTAATGACCAATTAATAGTAGCATAATGTTTGCTATAGCAGTCTATAAAAAGAGTAAAAACTCTAAAGTTCATTTTATGGAGGTTTATCCTAATGAACCAACAGTAGACCGAATTAACAATGCTAACGCAAGAAAGCCAATGATACCAAATAAGTATATCATAGAAGAACTTGGTATTGGAGGCGAAGGATTAATCAATTTGTATAAGGAGAAGTACGGTATTAAAAATCATAAAACTATAAAGTAATGAAAAATCTTTTAGCAGTATTATTTGTATTTGTATTAGTTTCGTTTACTCAACAAAGTAAACAAGTAGATGAACTTATAGTAATTGAACCTATTGAAATTAAAGAACTTCCAGTAGAATTACCAAAAGAAGATTTAATAGTTAAGGCTATTATATTTGTAGAGTCTTCTGGTAATGATTCAGCTTATTGTAAAGTAGAAGATGCTGTTGGTTGTTTACAGATTCGTAGAGTTATGGTAAGAGAAGTCAATAGAATCTTAAAGAAACAAAAGAAATCTAAGAGATATAAGTTGAAAGACAGATGGAACCGTAAGGAATCCGTAGAAATGTTCAATATTTATATAGCATATTACAAATTGGTTACACCAGAGGACATCGCAAGGTCTTGGAATGGTGGACCAAGAGGTAAACTTAAAAAAGCTACAATATCTTATTGGAATAAGGTTAAGACTGAACTTATCGAATTTAAAGATAATATATGATGATCCAATTCAAACCAAATAAATTGAAAGCGTACAATAAGATAGTTCAGATTATTGACAGTTGTAAAACGCCTTCTCATTTATGTGGAGCATACAACATGATTATATCGTTCAGTATTGTATTCAATGACACTGAGTTGATAAAAGACTTCTATTCACTATATTATATAAAGGAATCTATCATAAAAGTATAGCTCACATTTTGATATATAGTTAATAACACACAAACATAATTTAATTTCTATGAAAAACATGAAAAACATCGAAGAATTCGGATCAACAAACGAAGCAATCGATAAAGGATTAGACAACTCGTCTAAATTAGCAACAAGATTAGATGATTTAATATCAAGCATCGATAAGGATATGCCTTATAAAGATTTTGCAAATGCAGTTGCTTTAGTATTAAGTGATCAATATGGTTCACATAACTACAAGCCATTCGTTAAACAACTTGAACAAACTCTTAAAAATCTTTAATATAACATGAGTCACAAAATATTTATTAGACATACTTACATTTATAAATGCGCAGATAAAAAATGCAATGGAGAATGGAAGATAAACGAAGCATCTAATATAGAGAGACTTAGCTGTCCTCATTGCGGCAAGAATGATGTTGTAGAATATGTATTAGCAGACCAGAGGGATAGATACACTAGAAGGTTCGATAGTATTTAGTAGATATATAATACTGTAAAATAATTTAAATAAAATGACTGAACAAGAATTAAGAAAACTTATTAGAGAAGAATTGTTATCTGCACTAAACGAATCTTCATTGAATGAAGGAATGAATGTTGATACAACAGAGATGTTTGAACAATCAACAGTTACTAAGATGATCGACGATATCAAAAAGTTACTTAAGTGGAAAGATGAACGATACGGAAATCAATCATTCGACTACAAGGAATATAGATTTGGAGACGGTACTGGTGGATTCAGTTTTAAATGGAATCATGCAAGGAATTGGGGTGGACAAATAGGAGTAAGCTTCGATAAGTCTGGGAATCATCAGTATTATTCATATAGTTGGTATGATAAAAAACTAACAGGTAAGGCAACAGTAAATGAGATGAAGCCTTTCAAATTCAAAGGTAATCCAGCTGAATGGAAAGACTTTGATAATTCTCATCTTGAGGAATTCTGGAAGAAGGTTAAAGGTGATATTAAAAAGAATGAAGCAGGAGCTAAAGCTGCATTATCTGCGGAAGCTAAAGGTCAGGCAGATTTTTATGCTAATAAAGCAGATACTGGTAGAATTGGATATGGTTTATCATCGCAACCAAGACGATAATTAATAAGATATATAGTAAAACAAACATAAAATTTATAAAATGAAAAAATCAGACTTAAGAGCAATTATTTTAGAAGAGTTGGAGAAATCTAACATTTCTCTTTTAGTGGAAAAGTTCGCTTCTCCAGTTATTGCAGATATTAATAAAAGAATTGGAAGAGAAGGTAAAGATCTTTGGACGTCATCTGCAAATACATATGGTATTGCATGGGATCAGGTTAGAGACGAGCACGTTAGTGATACTGTAAATCCAAAAAGAAATGTATTAAACATATTCTTCGTAGCAAAAGGAACTAAAAATCCTTATCATGATGGATGGAGTTCAAGTTCAGAATTTTACAGCGATGGATTGTTAGGTATGACTATTGGTAAAAAAGTTATTGGATTTACTGGTAGGTTTTTATATAGTGATCCAGCTGGAACTAAGAAAAGCAAAAAAGTTAATACAGAACCTCATAACAGCGATAAGGTTGGATCTGGAGTTGATAATAAAGTTTGGAACTTTAAGAGAATGCTTGAAATATCTACTGAAGTATTTTCAATAGACTTAGATGTTATTTCTAATTGGAATAGAGAAGTTCAAGGTCTTAGAGATACTCAGAAATCTGGAGCAATTGCAATGAAGAAGAATGCTGAAATTCTTAAAGACAACAAGAGCAGATACAGAGATGCTATTTCAGCTCTTAAAGATAATGAAGTTAAGGGTAAAGAATTAGATATTATAATGTCGCATATCGAAGAAGCTGAGAAGAATTTATCTGCTGAGTTGAAGAGAAAGATGAAAGATACTAAATTAGACATAGTATATTCAGGATGGGACAATCCATTCAAATTAGCTGTTAACACATATGAAAATATGATTAATAAGTTAGAAGACTTTAAGCGATATACTGCTGTTATTAAAAGAGATAGCAGAGCATCTTCTTATTATTCTGATAGACTAACTGAAGCTGCGAAAGAAGTTAAAGAGTTGAAGGCTAATTTTGATAAGAAACTAGCAAGTGCACTTGCATCTAAAGAAGTTAAAATATATGAGTAGGTTTTAAACGAACCACTTAAATTTAAAGCTTCTGTTAACTCAGAAGCTTTTTTTTGGCTTATATTCAGGATTTGTTTAAATAAAATATGGGGCGTTGGTGAAATTGGCTATCACGTAACACTTGCAATGTTAAGTCCTCGGATCGTAACCGAGATGCTCCACTAAAATAAATTGAAAATAAGTGCATTAAAGTTTTTTTATGTCGTATTAAATGATTATATTTACTTATAACAAATTGATAC